TATACATACACCCTCTACAAAACTACTTCCCGAAATACATACCGAAACAATTAAAGGCAAACGCTTTTATGTTACACCAGAAGGTAAAAAATATCCATCGATTACTACTGTACTATCAGGTCGAAGTAAAGAGGGTATCAACAAATGGCGTAAGTCCGTTGGCGATGATGTAGCGAATAATATAATGAGAAGTGCAGCTAAAAGAGGCACAGCAGTTCACCAGTTAGTCGAAGATTACTTAAACAATAGTGAACTATCTAAACAAGATGTTTTACCTTTAGCCCTATTTACTATACTAAAATCTGAACTAGATGATATAAATAATATAGTATTACAAGAGGGCGGCTTATATAGTGATAAATGGGGTATCGCAGGAAGAGTCGATTGTATAGCAGAATATAAAGGCAAATTATCAGTAATAGATTTTAAGACATCCATAAGAGAAAAGAAAGAAGAATGGGTAGAGAACTATTTTATTCAAGGCTCTGCTTATTGTGAGATGTATGAAGAACGATTTAACCAAGAGATTAATCAAGTTGTAATCCTCATAGCAGCTGAAGATGGTGCGGTTCAAACTTTTATAAAAGATAAGAAAGATTATTTACCTTTGCTGAAACCAGCAATAGAGGAATTTTACAAAGACAATGAAGCAAATATTTAAAGAATTATTTATATGGTTTACATTTATAGGAATAGTATATACAGTATTTAATTCACTACAAGCAGAAGAAAAACCAAATTATGATTTAACACAATTAATACCTAAACCTATCCCACTATATTGTGGGGATACTTCATTTGTATTTCAAACAGCATTTGAAATATTTGGCGAAGTGCCAATAGCAGGTGCAGAGGTGAGAAGTGCTGGTGATTTAAATAATCCTGTTATAGGAGTATTAACATTCACTTATAATGAGCAATGGAATAAAGGAACATTAATGATGACCATACCTAGTACATTTGAAACTTGTATATTAGGTTACGGAGTTAATTGGGAGTTTTTTCCTGATTTAAAAAGGATTCTTGATGAAGGTAATGAGAGTAAGTAGTATGGACCTGGGTGCAATACCCAGCGCCTCCACCAAATCCTAGATAGACCTTTAAGGGGGCGAAATAGGATCGACAGCTATTAGAAATTGTACTGGAGAGGATAGTCCAAAGACTTTAAACTATTACAAACGCAAACTTTAATGAGTATGCATTAGCAGCCTAGGCTGTTAGGGGTTTGCCTGTACCTTGCAACAGAAACAGGCACTATAGAGGAGATTATATAATGATACATTTTTGTTTTGGTAATGGTAATTCAAGAAAAGGAATTGACATTGAACAATACAAAAAGTATGGTAAAGTAGTTGGCTGTAATGCAATCTATAGAGATTATACACCTGACATACTTGTAGCATTAGATTCGAGAATAAACCATGAGATTTATAGAAGTGGTTATTGTTTTGAGAATACATCTTTTTTAGGATACTGGACACCGATACCAAGTTTTATTGCTGAAACTATGTTGTTAGAACAAAAAGGTAGAGTTGATGTAGAATTTAATGGCTGTCAAGAAGCAGTTTATCATGGCGCTGATGGTGTATTTACTTTCATGCAAGGTGTGGGTAAAAACCCAGGTATGACATATGTAACTGGTACAAAAGAAGATAAGGTACAAAGTATAGAACCACTTATAAATGATTTTGCTTATGCTACAGGTACTAGATCCGTTTATCTTTCATGCGAAATGGGTGCAGATGAAGTTTATATTATTGGTCATGATTTATACTCAACAGATGATAAAGTGAACAATGTATATGCAGGTACCGATTGTTATGCTAAACAAGATGCTGATTATGCAAGACCTGATAAATCAGAGAAAGACGATTTACACCATTGGATTAAACAACATAAGAACACATTTGATTCATACAAGTTTACGAAATTTTATAAAGTTAATCCTGAAGATGAATCAATTAATGTGAGAATTAAAGAATGGGAAGATTGTGAAAATTTAGAATATATAACCCTTAAAGAGCTTGACGAAAAGTTTAAAGTATAGTATAATAGTAATATGATAATAACACCGAATAAATTTGCACTACTAATCGAAGATACAGTTAAAACTAAACGAATGAGTTACATGGATGCCATTATCTTATATTGTGAAAACAATGGGGTTGATCCAAGTAATACGAAAGCACTAATTAATAAAACACTAAAAGAGAAGATAGCATTTGAGGCACAAGGTTTAAATATGCTAAAAGAAAAAACAGCAAAGTTACCAATATAAGGAAATATATGTTAGAAATAATTATGATTACATATGCTATCGCATTAGTCGGTGGTATATTAATAACCGCAGCGAATATCTAAAAGAGGAATAATGAATGGTTTTGAAGTATATAAAATCTATTTGGCAATCAAACTCCACTTCACAAGTAAGAACCAATCTTACGACTTTCATAAACACAACGGCAGAACAACTGCAAGATTGGAAACGTTTACTAAAAGAAGGGATAGGTATTTCTTTCATAAGCTTTCTAAATCTTATAACGATAGCAGCATTGTTAATTACTTCCTTAGCAATTTTGTTTCTAATACTAATCTATGGGTTGGTGACATCATTGGCAAAACTGGTGACGACCATTACAAAGACTGGTCAAAAAAGTTAGAGGCATTACATTATTACTATGAACAAGACATTGATTATATACTGGAAAGAAAGATAGAGTTTGATGATATATTTACATCAAAGAATGGGCAACACCCACCGATATTAAAGATGTTTTTAGCAAGAAGAATTAACTTTGAAACTTTAATAATACTAGATGATATATTATCTTTTTCTAAACGACTAAATAAAAATATAGGTGAGAAAGTATTGTGGCCTAAAATGTATGATAGAATGATAAGATATAAACCATTTCTTACATACAATGTTACGAAATATAAAAAGACTTTAAGAGATAAACTAAAGGAGATATAATGAATATTGAAGCATTAAGAGAACAATTAAAAGTAGATGAAGGTGTAAAATACGAGATATATAAAGACCATCTTGGTTACCCTACATTTGGCATTGGGCATTTAGTTACAAAGAGTGACCCAGAAAATGGTGAGCCTGACGGTACAGAGGTAAGTGAAGATAGAGTAAACGAAGTATTTGAATCAGATGTTGCTACATTTATAAGTGAAGCTAAAATACTATTTCCTAACTTAGATGATTTACCAGAAGTTGCTCAACAAGTAATAGTGAACATGGCATTTAACATGGGAAGACCACGTCTATCTAAATTCAAGAATTTTATTGCTGGTGTTAATGACAACGATTGGGTCAGAGCAGCAGAAGAAATGATGGACTCTAGATGGGCAGACCAAGTGGGTGATAGAGCTACAAGATTAAGAAATAGAATATTAACATTGGTATAATTATGGATCAATCAGCAAGATATACAGCAGAACATACTGTGATGGATTCAGGTATAGAGATAAGAGAATTAAAACATTTACTAGTGGTTGCCGAAGATAAGATATCAAAACTAGAAGCAGAGATAGTCGAATTGAAGGCACCTGATAAATCAGAGGGACTTATACTAAATTTTGATGATGACTTCGGAATACAATTTTCGGACAAATCTCAATTAGATGCCGATGATGAAGAACCAAATAAAGAAACATATTAGAGTGCTTGACAAAGCTTCTCAAATATGTTATAATAAGATATATGCAAAAGAAAACTAATTATTTTCTTTTTATAGTGCAAGGAAGAGGGCTTCACCAGAGGCTCGAACTTGATTGCTTAGGGGTTGTACCCAGGCATAACTTGGAAAACAAGGGGTGTCAAATTGCCGACAGGCAGAAGTGAGTTGTAACGATATAGGAAATGGTATCCGGTTCGTTACTTGGGAGTAAATCCATAGTCTCCCCTATTGTGCATATAAATAATAATGTCGAATAATACAGACACATACAAATATAATTATACAAAGGATATAAAAATATGAATACAAGTATAGCAGCGTTAAAACGCTCAAAGTCAAATCTAGATACTCTAGTCAGCGAACTTTCAAAAGTTGCTGAACCTCAAAAACAAAAGAACTCATATGCTGATGATAGATTCTGGAAACCAGAATTAGATAAATCAGGTAATGGCTATGCAGTTTTTAGATTTTTACCAGCAGTTAAAGATGAAGATTTACCATGGGCAAGATTATGGTCTCATGCATTTCAAGGACCAGGTGGTTGGTTTATTGAAAACAGTTTAACTACACTTGGCAAGAAATGCCCTATTAGTGAATCTAACAGTTTACTATGGAATTCTGGTGTTGAAGCTGATAAAGAAATTGCAAGAAAGAGAAAAAGAAAATTATCTTACATTGCAAACATATTAATCATTAGTGATTCTAAACATCCTGAGAACGAAGGTCAAATTAAATTATTTAAATTCGGTAAGAAAATCTTTGATAAGATTACTGAAGCAATGAAACCTGAATTTGAAGATGAGAAACCTATCAACCCATTTGATTTTTGGGAAGGTGCAAACTTTAAACTAAAAATTAGAAAAGTTGATGGTTACTGGAATTATGACAAATCAGAATTTGATAGTCCGTCTGCTGTAAAAGACAATGACGAGGCAATCGAAGGAATATGGGATAAACAATATCCCCTAAAACCATTTCTTGCACCTGAAAACTTTAAATCATATGATGAGCTAAAAGCGAAACTAGATAAAGTTTTAAGTGGTACAAGAAGTACTGGCACGGCAGAAGATGTTGCGATCCCACCTGTAACA